GCTTTGATAACTTCGCCACGAGTCTTTGGACAATGGAATTTGTCACTCATCATCTTAGGAAAGCTGGCATTAACTTCGTCTGCTACTTGATCATACAGCTGAATAACAGTTTCTTTGGTCCACGGAATCTGATTGGATTCGATTTCTTTCTTAAGGATTGGATAAGCTGAGAAATAACATGAGTCTGTGTCACCGTATATAACTGACTTGCCTTTGTAGTCATATTCGCCTACAATAATCTCATTTATTTTAGATGCCATGTGCTTGACAATGGTCCTACCACTGAGTGTAGTGGACTGGCCAATTCTATTATCAAAGAAGCGACAACCAGGATTAAGAATAGCCCCATAAAGACTATTGAGGTTAATTTTCTTAACCAACTGTCGCTTGTCCCAATATTCTTCTTCGATTTTATTTCCACTGGTAATACATTCCTTCAATTTCGCCTGCATCTCTTTACGTTCAGCATACCAACGCTTTAGCAGACCAGGAATGATACCTTCTTTCTCGTAGGTAAAGATAGTACCGTTAGCACTGAGCATCCAAGGCTGATTGCTGTCAAAGATCAAGTCATTAATTTGTGCGCCTGATAATGTGTCACTGTGACCATCTTCCCAGTCAATGACAATTTCTTTAGCGACATTTCTTTCCATCACTAGTTCATATTCTAGTGATCCGAACAAGCCTTCCCACGCAGCCGCAAAGCTCTTGCCGTGTCGTACCATTTGTTCTTCGATGTATGATTTAGTATAGTCTGGGCGTAACTGTCCAACGATAGTTTCGGGACCCATATTCAAGGCACGAATCGCTGACGGATACAGTGAGTTAAGGTCAACTGATCCAATCCATTCGTGGATGCCTTTCTTGGGATAGGCAACATACGCACCTGCCGCAGGCTCGCTGCCTGGTTCACGTTTGATCCTGTTAGGAACAATCATGCCTCTGCGATGTGCTTCGTTAATAATAGCCTGCTCAGTAACGGCTACCGCACCCATAGCTGTTTGGAGAAGAACTGTATTTTCGTGTGCGATCTTGTTAGCAAGGTCTAAGAATTTAAGTTTCTTATCTAGTTTATCTAGTAGAGCACAGTCTTGTCTATTATATTCGATAAACTTACGGAAGTCGTTGTTGTATAACTGATCAAGCGAACCTTCATAGACTGTTTTGCTTTCGCCAATTTCCATTTCGCCGATAGCATCTAGTCGATAAGTGTGTCGTTCTTCATATGTATACTTGCGATATAGTTCAAGACTATCTAAGTGTACACGACCAATCAAGTCATATGTTATAGCAGTCTTGCCATACTTTTCATATTCACGCTTCTTAGGAAGTTGTTGCCACAAGCAGAATCTACGAGTATCTTCTTTGCTTAATGTCTTTGTGACACGATTAACTGTGTACGGAATATCAAAGCCTTCGCTGTTCCAACCGGATAGCACATCAGCATCTTCGATCAAGTTAAGGAAATTATCTAACATATCTGCTTCGTTATCAAACAAATAAGTGTTAGGGAATTCTTTTACGGCTGCTTGTGCTTCTTCCATAGTCATTGTCTTTGGAGGAACAGCAAGACAAACTAGAGTATCTAGCCATTGTAAGTGAACAGCGATAGCAGTAATTGGCATGAAAGCATCTTCTGGAGATGCGTAGCCACGTTCTGGATCAAAGTCTACTTCAATATCGAAGAACGCTACATTTAGTTTAGGAGCATCTTGATTTAGATAGTTGTCTTCGAGGCAGCGATATACGACATTGATATCGCTTTCATACAGCTTGGTATTGCTGTGTATTTTTATTTCTTTGTGGAAATCTTTGAGGTTCTTACAAGTGACTCTGCTAAGTGTATCACCATTGATACTGGTGTACTTTCCTTTAGGGTCTTTGTAATAGAATAGATATTTGGCAGGGTATTCTTTATAATGTCTATTTCCATCTTTATCTCGTTCAACGATTGAGATAAGATCAGAATCCCTGTTGTAATAGGCGTCAACGTAACTCATTTAATCTCCTATGCGACTTTCGGCTCGCACATACCAACATGATCATTTATGGCTGATCAAACCTTACTCATTAATTAGTTAGCATTCTTATGAGACCAACTGTGTCAATGCTGGTTAGCAAGACATAGTTGGCCAACATACCAAACGACTTTCTAGTATAAGCAGCCCAAGCGTACATAGCACAACCGCTGATCCAAACAGGATAGAGAGCCAAAAGAGGCGGGTTGGGTACAGTAACGGCCATAGTGATGCTACAGAATATACTAACAGCCCAAGCCAGCAACTCAACCACAAAACGGAAAGGATGACTAGCCCAGTCATCTTTTATCCATTGAATAGTTGGGCCAAATATTGAATCTATCATTCTGGTAAATGCTTAGTAACACCAAGGATGCCTTCGATTTCTTCCCATTCATTTTCGTGATCTTTCCAATTGCCTTTATGGGCAATTTTAATAGCTTTGTTGATGATACTGGGTTTTACTTGAAGTTCTTCGGCAACAGCCTTAACTGTTTCCTTGAGACCTTCTTGGAGGTCTTCTACTTCACGAAGGACCGTAGATCCTTCGTTAATTAGTCTTTCTAATTTTGCTTTTTCTTCAGGACCGTAAATCTTCGCCATATAATAATAACTCCTTGTTATATGTTATTATATATGACCGCTAGGTCAAGAGCAAGAATTATCCTACCAAAATATGTAGGGCGTGATTGTAATGTGCTGTGCGATCTTCTAGACCGATTGTGCCGCCGTTAATGCGTTTGGTCATTGTTAGGATGTCACCTGCGTCAGCATATTGGTTTAGATTGTTTGCTGCCCAAAACCATCCTGCGGATAAAACAGCTCCCGGAGATGTCTCTAATAGTTCTGGTTCAGATAACAGATCTGCGCCTAATGCTTCGCCGCAAGCAGCATAGTTGCTCTTGCCAGTGACTTGAATAAGGCCACGACCGCGATAGCGATAACCATCACCGCTAGCTTCGTCGCCATTACCCATTCTGTTAGCATACACTCTGTTGGCAATCAATTCTGGTTTGCGTTCATAGTGTAATGCTGTTGCTTCGTCTAGGAAATATTTATGGAATGTTCCCATCAATCCTTTAGCACCGTAGTTGAGGTTTTCAACCATAGCATTGAAGTTGCCGCTTTCGTGTGCGCATTGTGCCAAGAAAGCAGCTTGCCTTGCTGGTGTGTTAATTTCAAAAAGGTCAAATGCTTCTAGAAAGCCTTCATACAATTCTGCTATACGTTGTGGTTTAGCTTGTGGAAATGCTGCTTGGATTTGTTCTAGACTTGCCATTTATCTATTCCTTATTCAGTTACGATCTTGTGTAGATCCCATTCGCCGCCCATCTTTTCGTATGTAGCTGCTGCGAATGCTTGTGCTTTTGCTGATTCTGTAAACTTGCTTGTGCCAACTCTGTTAGCCCAATTCCATAATGCTGAATCAACTGGATCGATTTGCATCGTGCCTTGGCTTTCTTTTACAATTTGTAAAGCTCTACCGAATGTTAATCTTTCTACAGACTCTTTAACTGCTTTTTTAGCAAAAGGATTTACACCTTTCTTTGGACCTGCCTTCTTATCGGCAACGGCTTTCTTCATTGGCTCTTTCTTGTCGCCATCTTTGTCCATGTCTAAGAAGTCTGGCTTGGCAGCTTCTTTAACTGCTTTAGCTTTGTTCTTCCACATAGCAGCGGCAGCAATTTTCTTGCCCTTCTCGCCACCACCAGCAGCCTTGGCTACTTTGTCAAAGCTCTTGCCTTTCTTGCCGATGTCTTTACCGGCCTTGGCATCTTTAACAGTGTCAGACTTTTGTTTCTTAGTAAGACCAGCGGAAGGCTTTTTCTTTTCAGTTACAGTTTCTTCGTATACTGTATCTAAATCTTCTTCCATTGACTCGTCAACATCTTTCTTTTCGTCTTTATATGACTTCTCGTGTTTGATGCCCTTGTCGGTCTTTGTTACAGTACCTTTGGTAGTTTTGTAAGTGTCGCCTTTTTTAGCGTTCTTATCGAAACTATCTTTGTCCTTGTGTTCCGCTTCAGAAACTTTCTTTGCTTCTGTTAGGATTGATGAAACACCTGCTAACACACGGAGTTCGGCATCTTCGCTAAGTTGTACCTTAGGAGCCTCAGGCGCCTTTTCTAGTGTTTTTACGGGAGTTTCGAAACTTGCGATTTTAGAAACTAATGCTTTGAAGTCCATGTTATTTTCCTTGGTTTTTTTGTCTGTTCCACTGCTCGGTTAAGCTAGCGGATAATTCTTTTCTGACAGATTCTACGTAATCTGCGGATTCAAGTTCTGCGTCATTTGACATTACTTCAGTTTGTTCGTGTTCGAACTTCTTCTGATATTCCATGTAATGAGCTACAGAATCAATGTAATCTGCGGCTTTTGTGATCTTGGCTGCTACCCAGCCTTCTAAATTATCGCCCGGTTCGATCATATGAAATAGCTTGGTAGCTAGTTCTACAGTCTTGTACAGCTCTGCGCGAGCCATAGAGGCTTCGTGATCGTGTGGACCGTAATCGTTTCCGTTCTCTTTGATAATCTGTCTTTTCATACGTATATTTATCTCTTTATGGCAGGACCGCCAAAGATGCTAACGCCCTTAGCATCTAAAGCATTCACTGATTTTACTCGTTTTTTGGATCTAGCTACGCCAGGATTAGGAACAGCAGGGCTAATATTAGCACCCATAGCGCCATCGCTAGCGAACTCTTTAACTGTTTTTTTCTTACAAACGCAAGGATCTTCGTGGCATTTTGGACAAACGCTTTCGTTAGTTTTAGATTTTGCTTCTGCTATTATGTCTATAAGTCTCATTTAATTTCTCTAACTGTAGTTACTATTGAATCCTTGCCGTATTGTGCTTGTATTAACTTCTTTGCCATTATACTGTTTTTGGCATTTATCGTAACATCAATATGCTGATTGTACCCAGGTTGTTTTATTCTAACCTTGGCAGTAAACAGCTTCCATTGCTTGACGATATCTAACCATTTCATGTTATATTTATTTTAATTGTGTTTGGCACGACCAGCTTTCATGTTAGCTAGCCAGTGAGCCATACGTGCTTTTTCGCCAGTGCTGTGTTTAGCTGTGTTACGTAAACTGCTTACGCTGGCTTTGGTATTAACGCCGCTGCGTTTAGCAAGTCCTTTACGCCCTGGGTGTTTACCGTCAGCAAAATTTTCTGATTGTATGCTTTCATCTTTGTCGCCACTAGAATGTACAGCAATCATCTTGCCTCTATCTAAACTGGTTAGTTTTTGCGGCTCGTGCTCTTGTTCACCTTGACCTACACGTCTAGCACGTTTAAGCCCTTCTAATATTACCTTGAGACTGTCTTCGTCTGCTTGATACTTGATACCAATGCCACCAGCTGCTTCCCAAGCTGAAATGTTACTGCCTCGGTCATCTATTAATACGTTAGGCATGCCGTTGGCATTTTTAGCGTACTTGGCTTTGTTAGCAACTATATAGATTTGATTAGGCTGTGGGTTTAAATATTTTTGAATCCAACGTTTCTTTTGTACTCCGCTGTTTTCGTGATCACCACGCAATGGGCTTGAGCATATGTTGTATCCGCCCGCAGCATCTACTACTATCTGTAGCAGTTTATCTGCTGTAGGGAATTTAGGAAGTCTGAAAAAGAAATCAGTTCCTACCATTTTGTTTAGAGTAGGATCTACTTTAGCTGGAGGTATGTCTCTATAATTGCCGTTCTGTACGCCAGCAAGTTTAGCATACTCGGCAAAGAAGTCAGCAACCACTCCGTCCATGTCAACATAGACTTCCATACCTTCTGGTAATTTTAAATCACTTGCTCTCATTTAACAATTCCAACGTCTTAGTGCCTTATTGATTGGGCTGTTAGGATCACGTTTAGTTTTAGTGCCAGCACGATGTTTTTTCATACCACTCATTCTAGCACAGAATGATTTACGTCTCTTTGCGCTCTTCGAGCCTTTCTTTAACTTGCTAGGTTTAGTAGTTACGGCAGTTTTTAATTTACTGCCAGGATGCTCTCTACGATAGGCACTGACTGCTTTGCGACTTAACCCGTCAGTTTTGTCGTGCTTGTTTACCTTCTGCCAATCTTCTGACAGTGTATATAGTTCTTCATCATCGGCGCTTTCAAAATCTTCCCATACGACATCAGGATCGACGCCGTGTGTTTCTGCGATGCGTTCGATCATTTCTTCGATTATGTCAAATGCTTCATCTGGAGTTAGGCTTTCGTTTTTCTTTTTCTTCTTGGCTATAGCGATAGCAGCCTGTTGAGCAGCATTAGCAGCTTCTTCTACGGATTCGTTAGGAACGCAGTTATTGACGCGGACTCCACCTTTGATCTTAGTACCTTCCTTATGCTTGCCCTTCCAGCACTTAGGATCTAGTCTTTGCTTAACTGCTTTTGCTTCTGTTAAAATTTCATTTATTCTCATAAGGTATTCCTCCGATTCCGCAGCCTAGTCTGGCTATTGAATCAAACAAATTTTTAATGACTGCTATAAGGGTTTCTCGGACGGTCATATCCATCATCCTCTGGGTACACTAGAAATTTCCAATCAACATCTTGATTGTTTTTCAGTGCGATATCTCTTTCAGGAGGTAACGGGCCGCACCCAAGTCTCTCCCATTCTTCTTTAGAATAATAATACTGGTCTACTGGTCTACGTTTCATATTGAAAAACTGCTCCCACATCCGCAACTTGTTTGTGCGTTAGGATTCTTAATTGTAAATTGAGAACCCATAATATCGTCTTTGTAATCTATCTCTGCGCCTTGTAGGTATTGCATGCTCATAGAATCAACAAGAACCTTCCATTGATCATTTATAGGAAATTCAAAATCATCTTCATTCTTTACTTCGTCGAACGTGAATCCATAACTGAAGCCAGCGCAGCCACCACCTTGTACGAATGTACGTAGGCTTAGGTTAGGATCATTCTCTTCAGAAAGAATATCAATGATTTTAGCTTTGGCATTTTCTGTGATTTCAATCATATCAAACTCCGTATTTGTTTTTCTTGATGTTTGCTACAGGACTTGTAACATTGTGATCTGTTTCTTTTCTTTTAGGAGGTCCGATTTTTTTAGTCTTTAATCCAATGCGTTTTGCGCTGTGAGCAACAATTTCTCTATCACCGTCGCTGTATTGTACAGCTATTAGATTGTTTGCCGCATCACTTTCTTTAGTCATATCATGTGCGGGATCTGGAGAACCGGCGGCAGCAACGCCCCAACGATACATGTCGTAGGTCCATCCTTTGATATCAGGGAATACAACAGCACCATGTAATGTTGTATTGTCTTTATGTAGGTTTTTTAGACCTTCGGATATTTCTTTCCAGCGCATATTATTTTCCTACAGGCGGTTCGCCAGTTAAGTAAGGCTTACTAAACCATAACTTAAACCATTCTTGTGTTCCAGGTTGGATGTTGTGTTTCTTCATCAACTCTCCTTTTTCATTTCCAGTTACACTGATATTACTTCCTTGGTTTGCTCTTAGTTCATGTAGTCTAGCTTGACCGCCAAGGCCCCCTAGTCCAGCTAGTGCTTTTAACTCGTGTATAGGATCATCAGGAGGTAACTGACAGTCATCTGGACTGTCTTGTATTAAATCCTGAGTTGTGATTCTATACTGTTTCATTCTGTTGCTGGTTCGCCTGTTACGTGTACAGACCACTGCTTACCAGTAGCAGCAGATTTTTTTGCTGCCCAGTCTTGTAGTTGACGATAGTGTGCTCTTTCTCTTTGATCGTCAGCATACGTACCGCGACCTCTAAATACCTTCCATTTCTTGCCATTGATATAAACAGCAAAATTGTTTGGCGGTTCTGTATTGCCTTCGTCCCAATCTTCTGGATCTCTAGCCTCTGCTACTTCTTTATTCTTATGCTTAACATCGCCTTGCTTGGCAGCTTTCTTTTTGTCTTTGTGTGCGCCAGCAGCACTGCTAGTACGTTTAGCCTGTAGAGTCTTCCAATTAGGATCTCTGAGCTTGGCCATTTCTTTTTGTTCTGCGATCTCTTTTAATCTCATGTCAGTATTTTCCTATATCGATTTCTCTGCCTTTTGCGATTGCTCGGCGACCTTGTTTTTGTTTAAATCTATTTAATTGAGCTAGAGCTTTTACTTTTGCTTCCATAGCACCGTTAGTATAAAGCAGATGCTCTACGTTTTCGTAGTTACCATACTTTAACATTCCTACAAGATCTTGTAATTGTCTGCTTAGGCTAGATACTAGAGTTTCTTCGTTCCACGTTCCCATGCCACCGTCGGGTCTTATTTCAACGCCCTTCTCTGGATTGTTAACAAGTATAGCTTCGTCTTCGATGCTTTCTTTGATTTTCAATCCAGTTCTTACGGCTTTGTATAATTCGTCTGCGAATTTACCAGCACCAGTCACTTGACGGAATGTATCGATGTCACCGTTCCTTGCTGCTTCTCTAGCACCACTAGCACTGATACCAGCTACACCTTCTGCGTCAGGATCTCTGTCTCCGCTTGATACAAAATTCATAGTATCAAACTTATACATACCGTGTGCTGATTCATAGCCGTTGTATTTTTCTAATAGATCTTTGAATCCTTGTAACCGATCGCTGCCAGCTACCATAGTAATATGTCTATAGCCTTCTTGATATAAAGTACCAGCAATGGCCATAATGGTATTAAGAGCAGCATCGTCTGATACATGTGCTGAATGTTCTGGGAACATTTCTTTGATAAATTTTACCTTGGTGGCAAAATCTAGAGGATTGTCTTTCAAAGGCTTTTGTGCTGGACTTACGAATATTTTATAATTCTTATTAGTTTTTGCTAGGGTATCAAACACAGCCTTGTGACCGACCGTAGGTGGATTCATCCTGCCAAAGCAGAAAGCAATAGAATCACCACGAGCTTCAAAAAGTTGTTGGAGTCTCATTAGTCTTGATAATCCCCTTTGTGTATGTGCTTATGCTGTTCAGCAGCACATTTTTTAGCCAGTTCATGTATGCTGGCTTCATCAAAGATTTCATCTTTGATATCAGACAGATCGTGTGCTTTACAATATATCACGATGGCTTTTTTAATTGGCTCAATATAATGTTCGTGATCGTCGTCGTACCCGCCGTTGTCTTTATGTGATTTAATAGCAGGGAAAAACACTTTAGACAACATTTGATTATCGTTGTCGATAAAGAATTTAAGGTCCTCAATATAATTGATCTCAGGATCTAATCTAGGATCTTTGTTTTTTTCATTATGGCCAAACAGCTCAAATAATTTCATTCTTAACCCCAGTCCTTCGTGCCGCTATCACCGCTATTATAACCAGCCATGTATGCTTTAACTTCTTCAGGATCAGTTAGTTTAACACGTACACGACCAGAACCGTCTGGTTTATCAACATATTTGTGAGGATCTGCTCGACGGCCATAATACGCATCAGCGTCGCCGCGGTCATAAGCACCACCGTGTACTCTTTGTTGATCATTTTCTTCGACTGATTCGTCTTTCACGCCTTTTGCTTGCGCTTCTTTTTCAAGATCAAGTCTACGTTGTTGTATAGCTTTAGCAATGCTAGGATCATTGTCCTTGTTGCTTTTTTCAAGATGAGCTAGCGCAGCTTTTTTAGCTTCGTAGTCTGCTTTGGGATTTTGTGGGTTTAGTGCTGTTTCAAATAACACAACCTCTAATTTTGATATAATGTCTCTAATATCTCGCATAGTATGATCCTGTGAAGTCATACTATATTTATCGCTTTTAACAGCTTAGTGATTATATCGTATTTCGCGGATTGTGCCTTCGACTAGCGTGCCTTTCGCCCTAATCCAGACGAAATTGCCGTAGAAATTAACATATTTTGAACCTATGTGTGCGGTACTGTCAAAATATGCTAGGTCTTCAAAGCCTTTGACATCGAACCAGTCTGATTCTACTGGATCTACTGCTAATGTAGCTTGTATGAACACAGACCCTTTGAAGTTATCAAATAGGAACTGTACGGTATGTAGACCATCGCCGACGTTATAATAACCGTCGCCTTTGGCTTTATCGCTTACGAAAGCTCCGTTTGCGTGGTTTGAAGATATTAAGATTGTGCTTTGTGCTGGCATAATATTATTTATCTGCTATAACGTAATCGTAGACCTGCCCTACAGCGTCACCTAATCTTAAATTTAACATAAGCAGTGTGCTTTTGTTATCAACCATGATATATCTACGGTCCCAATTCCAGTTAGTATCCACAAACCATCGTTTAACAGCAGGGCTCAGGGTGATTCTATCACCTTGTGTTTCTAACCAGGAAACCATTCGGGTTTTATCATCTTTGTTTTTTACCCTATGTGGTAACAAAAATACTTTATGCTGATACAAATCGTGGGGATATTTGTTTACTATGATATTCTTCTTGTCACTTAGCACAGTTACCGCATCAGCTGTAGGATAATATGCTAGTTTGAGATTTTGTTCGAACTTCTTAGTCAGTAGATTAAAGAATCTTTTATTGTTTGTGTAAACATCCACAGTGTCTGCCTGTATTCTTAGAGCATAACTGTCTTTTTTTCTTTTACCTATTGTTGTGGTAAACTCTAAGATAGCTTCTCTGTTAGCTCGTGCTTTTCTAACATAAGCAGTTGGAGTTCTAGTAACATCTGGAAGTAAAAGGATCTGTACTATTTGATCAAAAGATCTTTCCCGGAATATCGCTATCCCGGGAATATCTAAACTAATCTTGTATAACCATTTACCGTAGAAACTACGTTTGGTTTGCTTGAACTTGTTCATTCAACTGAGCACCGTCTTGTATCCTGCGGTGATGTTTGAGAGCACGTTTTTCTAGCTTGCTCAATTCATCTCCGAGGTTCTTAACATCAAATGTCAACTTGTCCTCTACAACATCAACAAATACTCGACCGCCTTCTTTAAGATCGCCAAACAGGATCTTACGGCTCAATGGGCTCTTGATCTCATTGTCAATTAGTCGAGCTAATGGACGAGCACCCATCTTGCTATTGTAGCCGTTCTTGGCCAGCCAATCTCTAGAAGTATCGTTTAGCACAATTTCAACCATCTTGTCTTTGATCTGTGAATTGAGATCTTTCATAAACTTGTCTACGATCACACGCACAGTTTCTTCTGACAGTTTGCCAAACTTAACTACAGCATCCAAACGGTTGCGGAATTCTGGAGCAAAGAATCTCTTGATAGCTTTGTCATCTTCTCCGTCCTTGCTTAGATCACCAAAGCCGATTGTATTCTTTTCGTTGTCAGCAGCGCCTAAGTTTGATGTCATGATCAAAATAGCGTTACGTCCATCGGCCATCTTGCCATTGCTGCCGGTAACAAATCCGTTATCCATTAGTTGTAGCATGATGTTTGAAACATCTGGATGAGCTTTTTCAATTTCGTCTAGCAACAAGATACAGTTAGGCGTTTCTTGTAGTTTAGTAATCAGCTGACCAGCATTGTCCTCAAAGCCTACATATCCTGGAGGGGCTCCAATTAACTTAGCTACAGAATGTTTCTCTTGGAATTCACTCATATCAAAGCGTATGAGAGGCATGCTCATCTTGTCAGCTAGTTGTTTTGCTGTCTCAGTTTTGCCGCAACCTGTAGGTCCAACAAACAAGAAGCAACCGACTGGCTTGTTAGGTAACTTCATACCTGCTTGTGCTACAAAGATCTTGTCTAGCAAGTTATCGATAGCAGTTTCTTGACCAAACACTGAGTTCTTCATGTTTGCTTCTAGATCGACTAGATTCTTGCTTTCTTTCTCAGACACAGTTTCAAACGGCATCTTGGTCATTTTACTGACTTCGAACATAACCTGTTCTAGGTCAACGATGTTGATATCGTCACCTTCTGTAGGATCGTCCTTGAGTTTGAATCTAGCACAGGCACAGTCAATAATATCAATTGCCTTATCGGGCAATTTCTTTTCTGGCATGTACTTGATACTCATCTTAACAGCATTTTCTACAGCAGCATCAGTGATGCGAACTTTATGGTATTGCTCGTAGTATCTACGCACACCCTTGATGATCTTAACAGTCAACTCTGGAGTAGGTTCGTCAACAGTAACACGTTGGAATCGACGCATCAACGCACGATCCTTTTCAAAGTGCTTGCGATATTCTTCCCAAGTAGTTGAAGCAATGACCTTCATAGTGCCTTTGGTCAACATAGGCTTGAGCATGTTAGCCAAGTCATTAGCTGAACCGTTAGCAGCACCAGCACCACTCATCATGTGTGCTTCATCAATGAACAAGATAACCTTGCCCTTGTTTTCAAGTGCTTTCAATACTGCTTTGAATCTTTCTTCAAAGTCGCCGCGATACTTACTACCTGCTAGCAACGCTGAGATATCTAATGTATAAACCAAATGGTCTTGGATAAATTTAGGAACTTTCTTTTCAAAGATCTTGCGAGCAAGTCCTTCTGCGATAGCAGTCTTACCTACACCTGGTTCACCGATCAGCAGCACATTGCTCTTGCTTCTACGTGCT